GGCGCATGCGGGCGGGCGAATACCCCAACGGCGCCCGCGTTCTGCGGGCCAAGATCGACATGGCGGCAGGTAACATGAACCTGCGTGATCCGGTTCTCTACCGCATCCTGCATGTGACGCACCCCCGAACCGGTAATGCCTGGAGCATCTATCCGACTTACGATTTCGCCCACGGCCAGTCCGACGCGATCGAGGGCATCACCCATTCGATCTGCACCCTGGAGTTCGAGGACCATCGGCCGCTGTACGATTGGCTGATCGAGAACCTTCCAGTACCGGCACGGCCGAGACAATACGAATTTGCACGGCTGAACATCAGCTACACAGTCCTGTCCAAGCGCATCCTGACAACCCTGGTCCGCGACGGACACGTTACGGGCTGGGATGATCCCCGGATGCCAACCCTCGCCGGCCTTCGGCGCCGGGGGGTCCCCGCAGCCGCGCTGCGGGAATTCATTCGGCGGGTCGGCGTAGCGCGCGCAAACAGCGTCGTGGATGTAGCGCTCCTGGAGGCAACGATCCGGGAGACGCTGAACTCGGTTGCGGACCGACGGATGGCGGTACTGAGGCCACTTAAGCTCGTGATCGAAAACTATCCGGAGGGTCAGACCGAGGTTCTGCAAGCCGCGAACCATCCCGATGCCCCCGACAGAGGCCATCGACCGATCACATTTGGCCGGGAGGTCTTCGTTGAGCAGGAAGATTTCCTCGAACATCCGCCGAAGAAATTCTTCCGACTGTCACCGGGACGGGAAGTCCGCTTGCGCTACGCATATCTGGTGACCTGCCGCGACGTGGTGAAGGATGCCAACGGGACGGTAGTGGAACTCCGCTGTACTTACGACCCAGCCTCACGAGGCGGCAATGCACCAGATGGCCGCAAGGTGCAGGGGACCATCCATTGGGTAGCCGCCGCGGACGCCGTAGCCGCTGAGGTCAGACTGTACAGTCATCTCTTCACCCGACCGGATCCGGGTGCGGGTGGCAGCGTTATATCAGATCTCAATCCAAATTCCCTTGAAGTGCTGCAGGGAAGCCTGATCGAGGCGGCTCTGGCCCAGCCCGGCGAGGTGGGGACGGTGCAGTTCGAACGGCAAGGCTATTTCTGCCAGGACCGCGATAGCCGCCCAGGGCACCTGATATTCAACCGAACCATCGGCCTGCGGGACACGTGGGCAAAAACGGCTGGAGGTCCGGCGCGCGGTTGATCGAATGGCCGCCGCCGATTGGCCTGGGCGAAATGGCATCGGAGCTGGACCACGAAAAATTTCCTCCTTTGGTAGGAAATATTTCTTGCCCATCAGGCCCAATATCCGGTAGATCTTCCACTACGATGAACGCTTCGTCATCAGATCGTGGTGATCAGGCGGCCTCTAGCAGCCAGCACATACGCCAGCAGTTAATGATATAGTAATCGCGAGGTAAATAACGCGTAGCCGACGCTCGCATCACTATTAAACTGGCCGTTGTTTCACCTCGTGACGACAGACAATTGAGGGTTACCTGGCCTCTTCTGCCTCATCCGCGGCAGCGGATTTTTCGCCGTGACGCCGCATTTCGGCGCTCCCATCCCAGAAGCTGCATATGAAATCCAACTTCGAGCAGCCGTCAGATCTGACTTGACCAGTTGGGCCACCTACGCCGTATCGCGCGTCGGTCAACGCCCCGCTGCGCACCATCGCTTATTGCTGAAATACCTCGAGAAAATAAGTCGCGGCGAGATAGATCGGCTAATCGTTCTGATGCCCCCAGGATCCGCGAAATCAACTTACGCGTCAGTTCTTTTTCCGGTGTGGTGGTTTACTCAACATCCATGCTCTTCGGTTATTGGTGCGTCACACACTACGTCACTGGCCGCTCATTTCAGCCGGCGCATACGCGATACAATAGTCCAGCACAACTCTCGCCTTGGATATCAGATTTCATCATCCGACCGTGCTGCCGCTCATTGGACCACCACCGCCGGAGGAGAATATTTCTCTGCTGGAACGCGCGGCACCGTCGTGGGTCGCAGGGCCGATCTGATCATCATCGATGATCCGCTAAAGTCGCAAATGGAAGCGGACAGTCCATCTCTACGGGAACGTATCTGGACATGGTATCAATCCGATCTCGCCACCCGCCTGAAACCGCGAGCACGTATCGTGCTCATTATGACGAGATGGCACGAAGACGACCTGGGCGGGAGGCTGTTGACCCGCAACGATACCAACTGGTCGGTATTGCGCCTGCCCGCACTGGCGGAAGCCAATGACCTGCTAGGTCGGACAGTGGGAGAACCACTCTGGCCGGCATGGGAGAGCTTAGCCGAGTTGGCTCGGAAGCGTCTCTCAGTGGGCGAGCGAACATGGTCGGCGTTGTTTCAGCAGTCGCCGCGGCCACAGAATGATGGCCTGTTCAACGTGTCTCATCTGCAGACGACAGACGCTGTCCCCGACCAGGTGAACCTCTTGATGGTGCGAGCATGGGACCTGGCCGCCACTGCAGCTACCGGGGACAACGATCCGGATTGGACAGTGGGACTGAAGCTGTCGTGCAATATCGCCGGGACCTACACCGTACTCGACGTAGTGCGCATGCGCGGCACGCCTCGTCAGGTCGAAGAGATCATTGTCGCCACTGCGGCGGCAGACGGCCCGACGGTTCGCATCGGACTGCCTGAGGATCCCGGTCAGGCAGGCAGAAGCCAGATTGCTTACCTGGTAAGCCGGCTCAGGGGCTTTCAGGTGTCCGCCTCCCGCGAGACAGGGGGCAAAACACTGCGAGCGACGCCCGTCGCGTCACAGATGGACGCCGGCAATATCGCAATAGTCGCAGCCAAGTGGAACCACGCATTATTAGACGAACTCAAAGAGTTTCCATTCGGCAGAAAGGACGACCAGGTGGACGCACTGTCGCGGGCTTTTGGAATGCTCATTGAGGCGGTACGCCCATCTCGGAAGTTAAATGTTCCGCTCCTGACCCGCTAACCGTCTCAGCCGTGGCGGCCTATCCGACCGACTACCTCGCACATTGCGAACGTGGCGCTTCCTCACGCACAGGCCTGATCAATGTTCGAGACTATCTGCAGGCTAATTCCACAGGACAACGATTTTTCCAATAGGACAAGAGTCCTCGACATCTTAACAAGAGTTCTTGACGGCCGGATCTACGACGTCCTGCCGTTCGAATTTCATGAGGAGCGCACAGCGGCGGGCGAATACATCCCGTTGCGCAGCCGCAGGCCAAACGTGAGGTACAGTCTGGCGCGGATCGTCGTGGAAGATAGTGTCTCGTTGCTCTTCAGCGAGGGACACTTCCCGCGCTTCGATTGTCCCGACAAGGTCATCCAGCAGACGCTCGCCGATATCGTCAAGGAAACGCGGCTAAATTTGGTCATGACCGAAGCCGCCGTCCGCGGTTCAGTGGGGTCCGTAGCAGTTCTGATGCGGGTGTTGAATGGCCGTGTCTTCCTCTCATCGATGCCCACTACCCATCTCACGGCCAGCTGGAGCACGTCAGCTCCCGACACGCTTCAAAGCATCCAGGAGATGTATAAGGTCTCCGCCGAGATTCTTGCTAGCAATGGCTATCAGGTCGATGACCCCACAGCGACGTATTGGTTTACCCGGGTGTGGGATGCGGAATTTGAGACCTGGTACGTGCCGACCCAGGTTGGTAAGTCGAAACCCCACGCCGTCGACCCGACGCGAACCATCCGCCATGGACTTGGCTTCGTCCCTATAGTTTGGATCAGAAACCTGCCCGGCGGCTCATCAACCGGTGACGGCAGCGACGGTGCCTGCACCTTTCGTGCTGCAATAGAAAGTCAGATAGAAATAGATTACCAACTAAGTCAGGCGGGACGTGGACTAAAATATAGCAGTGACCCGACTCTCTTAATAAAAGACCCCTCAAGTTCCGACGACCAGATAATCAAAGGGGCAGGCAACGCCCTGGTGGTGAGCGAAAAAGGCGATGCCCGTTTGCTGGAGATCGGCGGCTCCGCCTGTGCAGCGGTCATCGACTATGTTCGTACGCTCCGAGAGTTCGCGCTTGAAAGCGTGCACGGCAATCGCGCCAATCCTGAACGCCTGAGTGGCGCACAATCAGGACGCGCCATTGAACTATTGAGCCAAGGGCTTCTCTGGCTTGCCGATAATCTTCGCATCAGCTACGGCGAAATCGCACTTCTCGACATAGCTCGAATGATCGTGCGCGCATCGCAGGTCTTTACGCTCCGCGTATTCGGCCAGGTCATCCCGCCGATGGATACCAGCATGCGACTCTCGCTGATCTGGCCACGTTGGTACCCTCCTTCCGCGGAAGATCGCCAGAAGGAAGCTCAGACCCTGATCGCCCTCACGCAATCTGGGATCATCAGCCGCGAAACCGCTACCCGTGCGATCGCCAACAGTTATGATATCGAGAACATTGCAGGCGAACTCTCGCAAATCGCCGACGATTGTAACACAGAGAGCGAACAATGACAGATGCAGCCTCACTGGATCCTCATCTTGCCGAGATCGAGACGCTGAAGCGCGAAAATCACGAGCTGCAGCAGACCATTTCTCATGTGAAGGAAGAAATGACGTCGCGCTTGGTGCTGTCAGAACTCAAGGCCGAAGCAGTACGTGCCGGCATTGTCGACCTTGACGGTCTCAAGTTGCTCGACCTCAGCAAGACGCGTATGGCCGAAGATGGAAGAGTATCCGGTGCCGTAGAGCTGATCGAAACTCTGAAGCTACGGAAACCATGGCTGTTTCAGGCGACATCTTCGTCGACCGCAATGCCGGTCCCACTCGCCCAGCCCGCAATGTCGAAGCGAGCAACAGAAATGACCGATGCTGAATATCGCGCAGCCCGCGCACAACTTTTAGGACAACATGCGCGGTGATCGTCGCATCGAGTTCGCCTGGCAAGGGCACCGATCATGATCAATTGCATATCGAAGGTTAGGATCGGCGCGTTCTTGGAAAATCCATAAGACCTCCAACCGGCCCGGTGGCTAGCTCGGCAACCGCCGCTTGAAGCCGTCCAACCCAGATCGCTCACCACTCCGGCGACGCACCAACGAAATGAACGCTGGTCCTGCCCCCCCCCTTTCGGAGGGTGGCGTAGCGGGAACCCAGTTCAAACAGGATCGCAATGGCAATTCAAAACTTTCCGCTCGCGCTGCAACCCATCATCCAGCAGGGCTTCCTCGAGCGAGAGTTCGAACAGGCGCTCAAATCCCGTCTTGGATTTCGCGCATGTGCGGACAAAGAACTAATCGCGGTCGGCATCGGCGAGACACTCATCAAGACGAGAGCCGGCCTGAAGCCGTCGATCACTACGCCACTAGCAGGCACCGCCAACACCAATCTCGACAACGGCCTTACCCCAACCAACTGGGGTGTCGAACAATACACCTTGACGATGAACCATTATGCAGCAACCACCGACCTGAACATGGTGACCAGCAGGGTTGGGATCGCCTCACAATTCCTACAGAATGCATACGTCAACGGGGAGCAGGCGGCACGCAGTCTCGATGAGTTGGGACGTAATGCGTTGTTTAATGCCTATTTTAGCGGGAATACGCGAGTACGGACAACACTGTCGAGTGCAGGACCGATCGTCGCTCTGGATGATGTACGAGGCTTCCTGACCGTTTTTGTCAACGGAGTCCAGCAACCCGTTAGTGTCGGGGCACCCTTGGCCGTGACTGTCGGCGCAAACACTTACAGCGTCGTCAGTGCATCCGTTGACGCCACGAGTGTCTCCACCGCTCCGGCTGGAATGTCAGGAACTCTCACATTCTCCGGCAACGTATCGGTCAGCGACGGGACGGCTGGAAACACTGTGCAGGCCGCCAACGCCGCAATGATCCTTCGCCCGGCCATGCGAGGCAACACCGGTCAGCTGGCGGTCAGCGACATGCTGACGATGTCATGCCTACTCGACGCTGTAGCCAAACTTCGCCTGAATGCGGTGCCCGAGATAGACGGTGTCTATAACTGCTACTTGGACCCAGTATCTGCCCGGCAACTATTTTCAGACCCTGACTTTAAGCAGCTGTTCGTGGGGGCAACGTCGGCGAACCAGGTATTTCGCAAAGGGATGACCAACGACTTCCTGGGTCTGAGGTTTATCTCCACTACAGAGACCTTCGTGCAACCTCACCCTACTCTGAGTGGCGTGGTCGTTCGCCGCCCGATCGTCTGCGGCCAAGGCGCGCTCGTTGAAGGAGATTTCGCCGGAATGGCCAACTCCGACGTTGCTCCCACGGATGCCATTGTCAAGGTAATCAACGGTGTTGCGATGGTCACGCGCGAGCCCATCGATCGTCTTCAGCAGATCATCGCCCAATCATGGTATTGGATCGGCGGATTCTGCGCTCCATCTGACACGACGACAAATACATCCACCGTGCCGACTGCAACAAACTCAGCTTACAAACGCGCGGTGATCATCGAGCACGTGGGCTGAGAGGACTGCAAGATGGCGTTAGGATCCTCGAGTGCATTTCGCCCAAGCGGGACGGTGTCAATCACCGCCGGCACCACAACGAGTGCAGTGGCACTGAACGGTGGTGGCGAGTCAGTCCTCGTCACCAATGCCACATCGTCACTCGCTTTCGTGCGATTTGGTGCGGACGCGTCCGTCATTGCTTCTACCTCAGACATGCCCATTCAGCCAGCCGCCCGAGTTATGCTGGCAGTGAACCCATTCATCACGTATGCAGCTATATTGCTCATGACCGGTACCGGGACCGTCTTTTTGACCCGAGGCGATGGTTCATTTGTGTGATGGCCCTATCCGAGATGGAAAAAACGGATGTTCGGCGTTATTGCGGATACCCGATATGGGGTAGCGCCCAGGTAGTGCTGATGGCAGCCGCCACATATCAGTCTCGAGGCCTGCTCGAATATCGCATGAACAATTTGACGACCTCCGAAGAGACTATACTGCGCCGTCATATTGGTACTCTGATCATGCTGGAATCGGCAATCCCGAGGACGGCCGAGAATCTCGACACAGACCAGGCAGCGATATGGACACGGAACCGCACCGAACCGGCCGATCGGCTGAACCTGCTTGATACATGGTGCCGCCGAGTTTGCCATTTTCTAGGCGTATCTCCCGGGCCGGGCCTGGCAATGGGCAACCGCATCTCGGTTGTTGTTTAGGTGATACCGGATCGTTTGCTCGCCCGCATTTGCTGGGGACGCAACATCGCCGCTCG